TGGTTCTTCTGCCGTAGAAGCAAACAATGCTACCTATTATGGTGGTACTGCTACTGCTATCACTACTGCTAACGTAGTTGCTATCTTCGATGCTCTTTACAAGGCTATTCCTGCTCAAGTAGTAAGCAAAGATGATATGACTATCTGGTGTGGTCAAGACGTTTTCCGTACTTACACAATCGCTCTGAAGAACGCTAATATGTTCAACTATGCTTTTGATGGTAAGGCTGATAGCGAGTTCTTCCTGCCCGGTACTCCAATCAAAGTTGTAGCTACTCCCGGTCTGAATGGTACTAACAAGATTTATGCTATCCGTTTGAGCAATATGTTCCTCGGAACTGACCTGCTTAATGAAGAAGAGCGTTTCGAGTTGTTCTATGCCAAAGAGGCTGACCAAGTTCGTTTCGTATCTGAGTTCAAGATGGGTGTGAATGTTGCCTTCTTGGATGAGATTGCTTCTTTCATTATCTAATTAAAAGGTGGGTAATCTTTCGGGGTTACCCACACTTTCATAACTCTTAAAAATTATTAAAAATGGCTTGTGCTTTAACACAAGGATACACACTCGATTGTCGGGAAAGTTTAGGCGGTATCAAAGCGGTATGGCTGATTGCTCACGCTAACGTGAGTTCAGTTACAGAGGCCTCTGGTATCGTTTCTGCTATCACGAAGTCGGCTGGTAAGGTATTCTACAAATATGAGTTAGTAAAGAATACAGGTGCTTTGACTGAAACCATTACCGCTTCTGTTGAGAACGGAACTGTGTTTTATGCCCAAGAGATGACTGTCGTTCTGAACAAACTCCAAGCTAATACAAGAAACGAAATCTTGTTATTAGCCAAAAATACTCTGATGGCTGTTGTGCAAGATGCTAACGATAAATATTGGTTAGTAGGTCGCTACACAGGATTGGATGTAACAGGTGGAACTGCTGCCACCGGAACTGCCCAAGGAGATAGAAGTGGTTATTCACTTACTTTCACAGGCGGAGAAAAAGAACTTGCTCCTGAGGTTAGCAGCTCAATCATTGCAGGTTTAACTTCCTAATTGCTTTCGTAGTTCGTTATAGGTAGGTAGATTAGAGCCATCCCTTTGGGGTGGCTTTTTTCTTTGTTGTAAAATTCATTGATTTTTCTATTTAGTGGTATGATATATTTAACGAAGGGGCAGACAAATTCTATCATATTGACATTGAAGGAGAAGCAGACCTTAGCCTCTCCTAATTATCTTTTCGTGTTTACGCATCGTGGTAGCAATATTGTGAGAAGTTTTGTTTTATTGCAGGCTGCAAATATCTCGGCACATAAAGAAAGATATGATGAGTTTTCGATTGTAACGAACACCTATTTTGCTACTTACGATAGTGGGGAATGGGAGTACGAGATTTATGAACAGACATCTTCAACAAACACCGACCCTGCATTGGCTACTTCTAAAATAGAAACCGGGATAATGAGATTGAACGATGCGACCTCTTTTGCCTATACGAAATATCAAACAAACAATACATTTATAGTACGATGATGGATAACATAATTATATTAAACTTTGCAGAGGCAAAGCAGCCAGAGTATAGAGAAAAGAAAGGTCAAGGGTATATTGAGTTCGGAGAAAGAAACGACTATCCTAACTATCTTTTGTCTTTATACAACAAAAGTGCAAAGCATAACGCAATCGTTCGTGGTAAGGTAAACTACATTACTGGAAACGGATGGGCAACAAAAGAGCAGGATGCAGCCGCTGAGTTGTTTATCAACAAGCCTAATGAGTACGAGAATTTAACCGATTTAACCCGTAAGGTATCGATTGATATTGAGGTTTTCGGTGGTGCTTATTTAGAGGTTATCTGGTCGCAGATTGGTGGAAAGATTGCAAGTTTGTGTCATATCGACTATACAAAGTTAAGGTCAAATAAAGACAATACTCAGTATTGGTACAAGAGTAATTGGGAAGATAGAAAAGAGCAGGTCGAAGTTATCCCTGCTTACAATACTTCAAATAAGGTCGGTAAGCAAATTTTGTATATCAAGGAATACAGACCCGGGTTAGATACTTACGCTCTGCCTTCTTATATGGGTGCTTTGAATTACATTGAGAGTGATGTCGAGGTGTCAAGACACGTCTTAGGAAATGCACAAACAGGCTTTAGTGCTTCTAAGTTAATCACCCTACCGAATGGCGAGCCCTCTCCTGATGAGAAACGAAATATCGAGAGAAGGTTTACCGATAGATTTTCTGGCTCTGATGGGAAGAAGTTTATCCTTTCTTTTGTTAGCGATATTGCTAAAAAACCTGCCGTTGAAGATTTAGGTGCATCTGATTTGACTAAAGAAGATTTTAATCAGGTCGATAAGATGATACAACAGAATATCTTTGCAGGTCATCAAATCACAACCCCTTCTTTGTTTGGTGTATTGGTAGAGGGTTCTTTGGGTACTCGTTCGGAAATTCGTGATGGATACGAAGTATTTAAGAATACATACGTTAACGATAAGCAACAATTTTTAGAGAGTATCTTTAACAAGTTGGCTAAGATTAACGGAGTTTCAACTGAACTTTATATCAAACCTGTTGAGCCGATTAGCTTTGAATTTAGCGAGGCGATTATTGCTGCCAATGCTCCTAAGGAGTGGATATTAGAAAAGATTGGTATCGACCCAAATCAATATCAGAATGTCGCTACTCCAGAGCCTACTCAGGCGATGGTTAACGAGCATCTGAAGGGAATGAAAGGTCGGGAATGGCAGAACTTCCAAAGGATTATCAGGGAGTTTAACAAAGGTAAGATAACAAGGCAGCAAGCGGTTTCAATGTTAAAGCAGGGTTATGGCTTGGATGATGATGCGGTAAACACTTGGTTGGGGGATGATACTTACGAGGAAAGGTTTGATGATATTGATAGTACAATCAATTTATTTTCTCAATTTGGGGAAAATGTAGATAGCTACAAGGTAGTGGCTCGTAAGAAGATGTTTACAGGCGATTTAGAGGCGCAAGAATTGGCTTTTAGGGATGAGGTGATAGATGATACCACCGACAAGAAAATCCTCGATACAATCGCCAAAAACAAGCGTATTCCACCTGAGGATATTGCCAAGGCCTTAGAGATTGAAAAGGAAGAGGTATTGGATAGGATTAGCAAGTTAGTTGCTTTGGATATTTTGGATTACGACCCTGATACAAAAATCAGCAAGCTAAAAAAACCCTTGAAAGAGATTATCGATGAGCCGGTAAAGACAACCTTTCTGGTAAGATATGAATATTCTTGGGATTACCTAAGGACAAGTCCTAAAGATAGGAATATAAAAACTTCAAGACCCTTTTGCCAAAAGCTAATGGGATTAGAAAGGGTTTATACAAGGGGCGAGATTGAGCAAATATCCGCACGCTTAGGGTATGATGTATTCGCTCGTGCAGGTGGATGGTGGACAATACCTGATACAAACATTCACTCCCCTAAATGTCGGCACACTTGGAACGCAGTAGTAGTTATTAAAAAATAAAAGATGAGCAGAAATATATTATTCATTTCGGTAGATACGATAAAAGACAGAACGGGCCTGCATTTCAATACTGATGAAAAGTTGGTTAATCCAGAAATTCTAACGGCTCAGGATATGTATATCCTCCCGGCTTTGGGTACGGCTTTATATGAAAGATTGCAAGATGGTATTCAAAATAATAACCTCACACAAACGGAGAGCAATTTATTAGATACTTATATCACTCCGACATTGGTTTATTATGTGATGAGTGAACTTCCTATGGGGTTGAGTTATCAGTTTTACAATAAGGGATTGATAAGAAAATCGGGCGAAGGTCAGGAGAATCCAAGTGCTGCCGAGTTAATCGATGTAGCCGATAGATACAAAGCAAGAGCCGAGTTCTACAAGCAAAGATTGGTTAAGTATTTATTGGATAGAAGTGGCTTTAATACATTCCCTGAATACAACAATCCGGGAAGCACTTACGATACTATTGTTCCAGAAAGACAAGCATACACGACCTCAATTTGGTTAGGGGATGATGACTGTTGCAAGGGTATGACCTTTGAGGAAAAATATCAAGGTAACATAAACCGTTGTTGTGGCGAATAAAACCTACTCACTAAAAAACCAAAAGAAGTTAAAAATCTTCTTACAAAAACAAGAAAATGACACTCAATCAAGTCGTAACGACAGTAACAAATCTTGCGAACGCACACGAACAGATAAAAAGTGTGTACTTCGGAGACCTAAGTGATTACTTGTCGAGAGGTACGGAGAATATCTACCCATCGTTATTCTTTGACTTGACAGGTGGTAACATAGCTGAGAAAAGCACCACTTTAA